AGTTAATGGGTCAAGACTTTGTTGATAAGATAAATATCTATAGAGAAATCTTTCCTAATATAAAACTTCCCAGTGGCAAACCAGCCAGGGTTAATGTGAAAATGTTATCTGAATCATTCAGATGGTTATTTGAAACATATGATTATACTTGGGAACAAATTATAAAAGCTACTAAGATGTATGTAAATGAGTACAGAGATGCACAATACATGTACATGCAAACTAGTCAGTACTTTATATGCAAACAAGATAAGCACAAAGTAAAATCATCTACACTAGCAGATTACTGTGACATGATTAGAGATGGTATAGAAACAGAAGCTAAACACTTTAAAGAAAATGTAATATGAGACCAGAAAAAGTAAATGAAGTACTTGATAAGTTAAATCAAATCAAAGAAGACTTCCAAATGCTTAGAGATTTTGATTGGGAACCTGATGAAGAATCTTGTAATGCAAGTATACAGAATGTTGAAGATGTAATAAATATCATAGAAAATGAGTAGACCAACAGAATCATGGATAGGTCAATATGCTGCCTTTAATGAAGCATTAAAATATATGTACAAAAGACAAACCGGTGAGGAGAAGTCTATATATACACCATGGCCAAAATTCAATGATGCTACAACTGATGGTTTAGAATGGAATACATTGACGGTTATTGGTGGAAGACCTGGTTCAGGTAAAACATTGATTAAAGATCAGATAATCAGAGAATCTTTTGCATTAAACCCTAATGACACATTTAGAGTATTAGAGTTTCAGTATGAGATGGTTGGTAGAACCTCAGCAATTAGAGAATTTTCATCAGTCACTGGTAAAACTTATAAAGAGTTATGTAGTGCAGGAAGCTTAGTTACTGCTGATGTACTTAATACTTGTCATCAGTATGCAAAAGAAAGAGTCAAACACCCTGTAGATATTGTTAGTACTCCAATGACTGTAAATCAAATGCGTGAGCAAATTGATATGTACATGAATCAACACAAAGGAACAAAAACAATAATCACTTTGGATCACACTATGTTGGTTAAAAGAGCACCTTATCAAAACAATACTTTAGATATGTTATTTGAATTAGGTGAGTTCTTTACTCAGTGTAAACGTGACTATCCTTGTTTATTTATTGCTTTATCACAGCTTAATAGAAATATTGATAATCCTGAAAGAGCAATAGATGGTAAGTATGGTAACTATATTCTTGAGTCAGACATATTTGGTTCAGATGCAATGCTACAACATGCTGATACTTTAATTGGTATCAACAGACCAGCAAAGCAAAAGATTAGATTTTATGGCCCTGATAGATATATCATTGAAGATGATAAAACTATAGTGTTGCATTTTCTTAAAGCAAGAAATGGTGATACAAGAATGAGTTTCTTTAAAGCTAAGTTTGAATCAATGCAAATTGAAGAAATGGCTACACCTGGAACTCAAGAAAGAAGATAGTATGAAAGATAAAGCAAGATTATATGTGAAAAGTCTCATTTTAGCTCAGTTATTACTTGAAGCAAATGATGATTTAGAAGGTACACCTTTTTATGATACTAGACTTGATACAGATGTAAAAAGAGTTGAGAAAACATTAACTAAACAGATAAACAAACAGTTTATGAATATATATAATGCAGATCCTGCATTAATTCATAATGTAATGATCAGAACAGAAAATCTGATTACTAAGATTAGTAAATGTGAAATTGATGATTTAACAATGCTTGATTTTATAATTGATAAGTATCTGAAGAATAAAAATTGGATTCTAAACAATATAGAGTTACCCATTAAAAAATTGAAAGCATAATGATAAGTACTAAAAATTTAAATAAAACAAAAGAAATGGCAATAACACCTGATGAACGTAAAACCAAGGTAAATGCATTAAGAGAAGAGCATGAAGATTACTTCCAAACCAATGGAATAATCAATGCATTATACATTCCTAAGATGGCTTACAGGCCAACTGGCAAAGATGAATTATATGTTAGTTTCTTCCCAAGTGAATTTGAGAAGAATGAAGACATCTATACTGAATTTGTAAGTATAAATTATGATACAGAGGACCCAAAAAGAACTCTATATCTTCATAAACACAATCCTCATTGGAAGGAAGAGTATGAATTAATTGAATCAAGCACTGGATTTATTAGACACATAATCCCGGTGAATGAATTAAAGATCATAAATGATGTAACAAGTAGAGGTAAATTAATCCATGACTTTGCTAATCCAGATCTACCAGATCCAGATAAGAAAGAAACACCAGGTTTAGCTGAAGTTTTAGTTGAAATCAACAAGACACTTAAGTCAATTCAATTAACATTAAATAGTATCCTTAATAAATAAATAAATATGGCACAAAGTGTATTAATCATTGCTGACTCAGGGACAGGCAAATCAACATCAATTAGACATCTAAATCCTGATGAAACTTTTGTAATCAACATTGCAAACAAACCTCTACCTTTTAAAGGTTGGAAAGGAATGTATGCAGCAATTTCAAAAGACAATCCAAAAGGTAATTTAGCATCATCATCTTCTGCAGCAGGAGTGATTAAAGCTATCTTACATGTTAATGAAAAAATGCCACACATCAAGACTTTGGTTGTAGATGATTGGCAGTATATGAGTTCTTTTGAATATTTTGATAGAGCAAATGAAAAAGGTTATGAGAAATTTACTCAAATTGCAGCAAACTTAGCTCAGGTAGCTAAATTACCTAAAGATTTGAGAGATGATCTGACTGTATTCTTTTTGACTCACTCAGAAGATGCAACTGATATTAATGGAAATAGAAAAATTAAGGCAAAAACAATTGGTAAAATGATTGATAATGCATTAACTTTGGAAGGCCTATTTTCAATTGTTTTATTTGGCAAAGTAAGTAAAAATGATGATGGTGAACTTGTCTATGGTTTTGAAACACAAAACAGCGGAGAGAACACATGTAAATCACCCCAAGGTATGTTTGAGGAAAACTTCATCCCAAACAACCTGCAATTTGTAAAAGATTGCATCAAGAAATATGAAGAATAATAGAAATCAATTAATTAAAAAAAGCAATTATGTTAAGTACTAAAGACATGTCAGCCGCTTCAGGCAAAGAGAAACCAGTAGTTGGAACAGGAAATCACAAAGTAAAAATCAATTCAATTAGTTTTGATAAAACACCTTATGATGCAAATGCATATAACATTATGTTACATGTAGAAACAGAACCTGTAACAGGAGATTTTCAAGGATTTTTAAAAGATATGAACAAACCAGATGGTGCACGCTATGAAGGTCAAGTAGGTAGAGTTAGATATTCACCATATCCATATAAAGATACCACGTTACCAAGTGGAAAAGAAATCAGTAGAGATACTGAAGTAATGAAAGCAATGATATTTTTAGCTGAGGCTTTAGATAAAAGAGCTGGATTAGATGCTATTCAAGCTAGTACAATTGAAGACTGGATGTTGAAGTGTGATAAATTGTTATCAGGTCCAACATATGTTAATGTATGTCTTGGTGCACGTGAGTGGGAAAACACTGAAGGTTATGTAAACAATGATCTTTACTTACCTAAAATTAGTAAAGAAGGTGTGCCAATTGAAGCATTGAATGTTGAAAAATCTAAATTATTGATTTTTGATAGCAACAATCCTAATCATTTAAGAAAAGTTGAAAAGAAAAATTCACCTACAACAAGTCAGTTTGAACCTAGTTCAGCTGCTTCTGGTGATGATTTTGATTTATAATAACTAACTTAATTATGGGGCTGACTGAGATATGTCAGTCCCATTTTTATTTATATTCTTAATATGTTTAACACAAAAAATTTAGTACTAGAAGAAACAGATGTCCCAAGCTATTGGGTGTTTCAATATTATTTAAACTTATCAGAACCCTTAACAGGTCAGGATGTAAAGATTAAATCAATCTTTAATCCTAATGACAAAACTCCTAGCTTTTGCATATATGTAGATAAATCTATAGGTATGTATAAGTTCAAGGACTTTTCAACTGGTAAAAATGGTAACAAAATAGACTTAGTTAAACTTATGTTTGACATAGAATATAGAGATGCTGTTAGAAAAATAGTAGAAGATTACAACAATTATGTTAAGACAACTGATTTTGAACAAGTATCTTTTAAACCTCAAGCAAAATGGGAAATTGATTTTGTCAATACAAGACAATGGACTGAAAATGATGGTAGATATTGGTTAAACTTTAGAATTGGTTCAAATTTACTGAAAGAATATAATGTAAACCTATTGAGTATTACAATTTAATTAAAGAAGAAGATGGTGAAGTTAAGAAGTTAAAGATTGAAGGTCATTCTATATATGGATATTTTGATAAAAATGATGAGTTGTATAAAATATATCAACCATCAAGTAAACACAAATTTCATAAAGTAAAATCATACCTTCAAGGATTTGATCAATTAACTTACAGTCAACCTTATTTAGTAATTTGTTCATCATTAAAAGATGCCTTATGCCTTAAAAGTATTGGTTATAACATTGAAGTATTAGCACCAGACAGTGAGAATACAATCATAAAGCCCCATGTTATTGAGCACCTAAAAAAGAAATATAAGAAGATAGTCACATTCTTTGATAATGACACTGCAGGTAGTCTAGCAATTGATAAGTATAAAACCTTATACAATCTAGATGGCTTTGCTTTACCATTGTCTAAAGACATCAGTGACTCTATGCGTGAACATGGTTTTGATATTGTACATCAAACATTAAAACCTTTACTTAAAGAAATTTTAAACAGATAAAAAATGAAATGGTTCATACCGGGCTCAGTCCCAAGTAGTAAAAATGGTAGAAGATGGACCGGCAAGTATTTTATAGCAAGTAAGACTGTTG